TGACGCCAGCAACGCCGAGGGCGGGTCGTCGCACGGCCTTAAAGGGCGCGGTGAAGCGGGACGGGCTCAAATCCCTGGGCAACGCCTTTTTAGTGCGGCGCGGGGGGAAGTACAGGCCCTATGTCCGCACGTCGTCAGGGCGCTGGGGAATAGAATCTCTTATTTCTCCGGCTATCCCGCAGATTATCAAGAACGAAGAGAGCGTGAAAGTGATGGAGCAAAAAGCGGCGGAGCGTTTCGAGAAGCGATTGAGCCATGAGACGTTGCACCTGTTGGGGGCCTTGCCATGATCAGCCTGTTCCTTCAGGACGCGATTATCTCTCATCTGCAAGAGGCGTTCAGGGATTATACGCTGAACGCCAAGGGCGGCGGGCAGCAACAGGTAAAAGTGTTCTCGCAGTACCTTCCCCAACCCAGGGGCGCGACGCTGAAACCAAAGGGGGATGAGCCCATCGAGCCGCAGGGTTACGGCCCGGCGGATATTGAGGCGAATTTCCCCTGCGTCGTCGTCAAGCTGATAGACGGGCAGGACAGGGAAGAGGGGCAGATTGACCAGGCGCGAACCAGCGTCAACCTGCTTATCGGAGTTTACGACGAGTCCCCGGACTGCCAGGGATACCGCGACGTGATGAACATCATCGAGACCACGCGGCAGAGCTTCTTATCTTTGTCGTGTCGGATTCTGGGCAAAAAGTACAAGCTGGAGCTGCCCATGAAATGGTCTCTGTTTGAGGAACAGCCCTGGCCGGTTTATTTTGGCGTCGTCGAGATGACCTGGGACGCGGGGCGGCCCATGATGCAACGAAATTTCAAGTTTTAGCGGATAGGAGGCGGAGTTATGTCTAAAAGCGATATGAACGAGGCGGCGGAGATGAGCGGCGCGGCGGAATCGCCTGTCACTGCGGCTTCAGTCACAAGCAAGGAGGCGGATCAGACGGTCTATGTCGGGCCGAATGTCCAGCCCCTTGCGTTGCGGCGTTTTCAGGTGTTTCGTGGAGGTTTGCCGCCCTACGTCGAGAGGGCGATTGAGAAAATCCCGGAGGTTCGCTCCCTGATCTTCCCCGTTGAAAAACTGGACGAGGCGAGGGCGAAAACGGAGCGGGCCGGGACAAACGAGTTCCGGCTTTACGAGGCCGTCAAAAAGGCGGCGGAAGGGGTGAGATAGTCAATGGCATACAGGCACGGAGTTTATAAGTCTGAGGTTCCAACGGGGCTGGTTCCACCCGCGCCAGGCGCGACTGGGCTTCCCGTCATCGTGGGCACGGCTCCCATATTCCTTGGCTCGGATGAAGAATCGTTGAAGAACGTCAACCAGCCACAGCTAATCCACAGCTACGCTGATGCCGTGGCGCTGTTCGGCTATTCCGATGACTGGGAGAAGTACACGCTCTGTGAGTTCATCTACTCTCAGTTCGCGCTTTACGCCATGTCCCCGTGCGTGCTGATCAACGTCTTTGACCCGGTAAAGCATAAGGAGACCGTTGCGCCGGCGCTCTACTCCATTAAAGAGAGCGCCGTCAATCTCGGTCAGGACGTGATTCTCGCGAACGGCGTGACCTTTGACACGGGCGTTTCCTATGTGGCGGGGACGGATTATTCCGTCGGCTACGATTCCGACGGCAACGCGATCTTTACGTCGTTGGAGGGCGGGGCCCTCGACGGCGCGACCAACGTTAAAATCGGCTTCACTCGTGCCATGCCGGACAGGGTGACAGCTCCCGACATTATCGGCGGCGTCAACGCTACGACCGGCGATTATGAGGGGCTTGAGCTGATTGACAGCGTGTTCCCGAAGTTCGGGCTCATCCCCGGACTGCTGGCCGCTCCGAAGTGGTCTGAGAAACCGGGCGTGGCCGCCGTCATGGTCGCGAAGATGGAGAACATCAACGGCCTGTTTACGGGGCAAGCGGTCATCGACATCCCCAGCTCCAGCGATGGGGCGGACAGATACACCGAGGTCTCCGAGTGGAAGAACGAGAACAACTACACGGCGACACGGGCTATCGTCTGCTGGCCGAAAATCAAGCTGGATGATGAGGTGTTCCATCTGTCCACGCAGCTTATCGGCCTGATGAACAAGACCGACGCGGGGAACAGCGACGTTCCCTACGAGTCCCCGTCCAACAAGTCCCTTCAGATGAACGCCTGCGTCAACGAAGACGGCAAGGAAATCTCTCTGGGGCTCGACCAGGCCAATTATCTGAACGGACAGGGAATCGTGACGGCACTCAACTTCATGGGAGGCTGGAAAGCGTGGGGTAGCCATACTGGGTGCTATCCCACAAATACAGACCCGAAGGATTGCAGGATTCCTATTCGCAGAATGTTTGACTGGATCGGCAACGAGTTTATCACCACGTTCTGGCAGAAGGTCGATAAACCCATCACGCCGCGCCTGGTGAAAACCATCGTGAACAGCTACAACGTGCGGCTCAACGGCCTCGCGGCGCGCGAGTTCATCCTTGGCGGGCGGATCGAGTTCCTTCAGAGCGAGAACCCGACGACGGACCTCATGGACGGTATCATCCGGTTCCACATCTACGTCACACCGCCGAGTGAAGCGCGACTGATTGAGGGGATTTTGGAGTTTGACCCGGCGTATTTCGATACGCTCTTTGAGGCTGTGGCGTAAGGAGGCGGAATTATGGCTAACATTGTGCCGGAAAAGGCGATAAACTTTGCCGTCTATCTGGAGGGAAGAGACCTGCTGGGCGTGGCGGAAGGGGCGCTGCCCAATCTGGAGTTCATGACCTCTGAGGTGAAGGGCGCGGGGATAGCGGGGACGCTGGATTCCCTTGTCCTCGGACACCTGAACTCGCTCACCATGACGCTGACGTGGCGCACCACCACCGACGATTTTATCAAGCTGGCGGCGCACAGGGCCCATGAGCTGGATTTGTACGTAGCCCAGCAGAACTACAACGCCGGTCTTGGCGAGTACGACGTGGGGTCTCTTCATGTGTTCCTCAAGGCGATCCCCAAACGCGCGAACCTCGGCAACCTTGTCGTCGGGGACGGTTCGGGCTCGGAGACGGAGCTTGAAATTTTCTATATCAAGGTGGAATTGGACGGCAAGGAACGCATTGAGGTTGACAAGCCCAACTACATCTACAAGGTGGATGGCGTTGATTATCTGGCGGGCGTCCGTTCCGCGTTAGGGAAACAATAGGAGGGTTAAATCATGAAAGTGCAGTTGAAAAAAGCGTTAAAGCACAAGGATCAGGAATTGACCGAGCTGGATATTCCCTTGGAGGAATTGACCGGCGCGGACCTGATCGACATCGAGAAGCAGGTCGCGGAGATGGACAACAAAAAGGCGATGCTCCTGCCGGAGTTCTCGAAGCTGTATCTTGCGACGGTGGCCGCCCGTGCGGCGCGTATCCCGGTCGAGGCGTTGCGGACGCTCAGCGCGAGGGACTTCACGACGGTAACGAACGCGGTGCAGATTTTTTTGACGGGATCGGACTCCGAAACAGACGAGCAGCCCTCTCAGGGCACGGCGGCAAACCCGGAGTCCGGCCCCGCAGCATCCTTAAAAAAATAGCGGTTCGCCTTGCGCGGGCCGATACGGGGACGCCGGTCACGGAATGGCTGCGCGTCCCCGTTGTTGATTTGCCGGAGTGGTGCAACGTCGTGGAGGATGAGGCGAGGCTGCTGGAGCGGGAGCTAAAAAAGCGCCAGTAGCTGTTCTAACAGGAGTTTAGCGAGGTCCCAAAAAAGCAACGCTGAAAAGCAGAAGCATACCAAGGCGATGCACAGCAAGGGGAGGACGAGCAGCAAGCGGGACACCACGTCTGCCATTAGGTTCATGAACGATATAAACGAGCGCACACCGCTCAGAATGGCGGTTATAAACGTCATGGGCTGCCCTCCTTTATGTTTTTTCATCTTCAAGTATAGTGAGGTAAGGTAGCGGCACTAAGGTAACAAAAAGGGTAAAAACTCCAGTAAGACATCAATGTGCTTGAAGATGAACATCAGGATGAGATAAAGGAGATACAGAATCCCAGCGCCTGTGGCTATTGCCACTAAAAGCGTAGCCATGCCGATTATAAACTCAAAAATATGCTTTACAACTTCCCATGCTTGGCGTATCCAAGGCGGAGCGTATGTCCATACGCGCTGCGCGGTGGAGATGGTGGTTTCCGCGAGAAATATTACGGCGTTGCTTACCCTACGAAGGAGCCAGGAAACGCCTTCTAGGCCAAGCTGAACGCCAGCCCCGCAAATTGGGATCAAGGTAACGCATAGGAAAACGACGCAGAAGAATTTTAAAGCATTGCTCATAGATTTAATGCTCCTTTAAGTTTTTTTTATTTTTTAAGTATAGCGAGGTGATGGGAGTATGTCAAAAGAGATGGTCATTTCCTTTGTGCTGAATACGGTTCTAACAGCAGCCACTAATGTTGCATTTGACAAAATGGGCAAGAATATGGCCAATTTGAGCAAGCGCGTCTCTGACTTTGATAAAAATCAAGGTTTGATAACAGCGTTTCAGAAAACACAAGGGACAATGGCGCAAACATCCGAAAAGCTGAACGCAGCCCGCGCGAAGGTTAAGGCGATGGGGTTAGCTATGAAAGCATCCACCGCTCCCACAGCCGCTATGAAAAGCTCCTTCACCGCCGCTCATATCGAGGCTCACCGCTTGGAGACACGGCTTGCCAACCAGCGAAAGGAATTGGGTTCACTTCGCTCACAGTTGAAAGAGGCTGGTGTTGACACAAGGAATTTCAGCGCGGAACAGGCAAGGCTTCAAGCGCAAGCCGAACGGGTTACAACAGCGCAGAAAAACCTCAACAATGCCAAGGCCGCCTATGAAGCAGCAAAGCAAAGAACAAGCTGGGATAACATCAAGAGCGATTTGATGTTTTCAGCGGCGCGTGTCATGGCGTTGAAGGCCCCCGTCACCGTCGCCATGGACTTTGAGCAGGCCATGAGTGGCGTCGAAGCCGTGAGTTTTGGCGGAAAGGCGGGAACGGACGA